TCTTTCATCTCGGAAGGAAGATTGATAGTCGTCACCCGTGACTTCTCCAACGCCTTCATCATAATTCGCTTCCATATGCGCAAGTTCTCTATCGGCGTCTGTAGTTTGCATTGCATTATATTCTTCCATGCTTACACCAAGTTCTTTTGCATGGGCAGCGTCTTTTTCTTCTTCGGTTAATTCTTTAGATGCAATATAATCGTCTCTTGTTTTAAGTTCAGCTTCTGCTCTATCTGCCTTGAATTGTTGGATAGATTTTTCAATGAGAATATCATCTTCGGTGCCATGATCTGCGTCGCTTTGGTCTTGTCGAAATTGCATGAATTTTGCTTTTCCACCGTCTTCTATAAGGTCTTCTGTATCAACACCCGCTTCATGTAAATCCGACATTGTCGCCTGTTTGAACAGTCTTTCATCTTGTTTTCTATCGTATTCCCTGAGTGCTAAATCTTCATCTAGCTTTTTAATTTGAGCATCAGCCTCATGTTTTTCGGCCATGAGTTCTTCATCTGATTTTGCTTGGAACTCCGCTTCCTCTTGCACACGCTCGAGGGCTTCTGCTGCTTTCTCTTTAGTAAGGTTCCTGATTTCTCTACGACTCATACCTTCGAGTTCACCGTTAGCTCTCATTTCATCAATTTCTGCTGCGGCTTGTTTGTTTGCCTCATCGGTCATTGCTTGTTTCTTGGCCTTTCTTTCTTCAATACCTTTTAACTCTTCTTCTTCAGCATCAGAAGTAAGACCTAAGATTGATTTAATCTTTAATACCTTTTCTCGAATGAAGTCAGATATATCTTGCCAGATATTAGAAAAGAAGTCTGCGATATTACCCACAACCGCTTTGACTTTATCTATCATTGCAGTAATCTTTTCTGATATAGTTGTTTTAATAGATTCGAAGTTTTGGACTAAGAACATAATACCCATTACAAGAGCTGCTACTGCTAACCCTATTAATAATGCAATACCAATTATTGGTGCAGCTGCAATCATCATACTAACTGCAGAGGCAATTAATCCTGCGACAAATGCAATACTAGATATTATAAGTGCTGGGAGAGCCATTAAGAATGCTGCTGCAGATTTCCCCATTTGTTTTATGGTTCCCCACAATCCTTTCATCATTGCTGGGAAGTTTTTTATCCATGCAATAGTCGCTGCTCCCATTGCCTTTGCACTCTCTTTCATTCTTCCACCTAAGTCGGATAACTTCTCCATGGAAGAATTAAAACCATCAGCTAATTTAGAACCAGCTTTAGATAGTCTAGAACCAGCTTTAGGAACTTCAGCTGAACCATCTTCTATATCACCTCCAGCTGCAGATAGTATACCACCAGCTTGAGAAACTTTTGAACCACCTTCTTCTGATTTATCTTTTGCGTCTTCAGCTCCCTGACTAAATGGCCTAAATATCCTACCCATTTTTTCACTGAATTTTAAATCTCTAAATCCTTTCGTAGCTTTTTTATCACCGTCCTCTATAAGAGTTTCAGTTCCACCCCACCAGTCTGCCATCTTCTGGCCGGGATTGAATTCCTTACCAAAGAATTTTGTTGCACCTGCGATAGCATTGTTTGCAACTTTGAACGGAGTTGCAATGAGGGTTCCAACTGCTTTCACTTTATCCATTGCATCACCAGTCATTTCACCAAGGTCTAATAGACCACCAGTTAATTCTTTAATAGCACCACTTGCAGAACCAAGGGATTTACCCATAGTTCCGTCAACTTGGATTTTACCCATAGACTTTCCGAGTTCTTCTAAGGGTTCAAAGACTCCTTCTGTTGCACTCCAACCTTCTTTCATGGTTGCGTCCATAGTTGCTTCGAATTGGGATAGAGAGACACCTTTTGAAGCTGCCATTCTTTCTCTATTTGCAACTTCTAATGCGTCTGCTTTTTCCTTTGCCTTCATGGCCTTGATGCCAGATTCAGCTGCAGCACTTAGTTTCTCAGCAGATTTTTTATAAGTATTAGCGTTAGCCTTCGTCCACCTTTCAAGGGCGTCTGTCCTATCTTGTTGCAATTTCTCGGATCGTTGTTGATCCTTTTTTAGAAATGCATCGGCTTGCTTACTCGAGCGACCGTCTTCGTCTTTTTTTGCCATTGGTTAAAGCCTTATTCTTCTTCTTTTAATTCTTCTTCTACTAAAAGTGAAGCTTCAGTTTTATCAACTTGTTCTTGCCATAGTTCTAAAGCTCTATCATATGAAGCCTTTGCAGACTCATATTGTAGTTCGTCCAGTTCGTCCTTGTTAGGTTCTACTGGTGCGTTATCCTTTAGACTTTCAAGATGATTTGAATCATCATGTGATTCATTTATTGTTTCTTCTTCTGCCATTTTGTTTTCCTCTACTAATTAAAAATTAATCACTCTTATTGGTAGCATGTTCTTTTGCAGCGGAATTGACATATAGTCCAAACCAAGCTGCTCCAGCACCAACCAATATTGAAAGTAGTCCACTTTGTTCCATTGTTGGTTCAGCTAAATCCAAAAACCACATTACAACATAGTAAATTAAGAATATGTAAACACTTAAAAATGCTCTTGGCCATATTCTCCAACTATCAATCATTGCTGATAAATGAATCCACTTCTGATAGGGGTTGACCTTACCGTCATGTTCTAATTCAAAAATCTGCTGTTTTAATGCAGCGTTCTCTTGAATCATCTCCATAAATTTAGATAAATCTATTTCAACTTCATTTCTCGACATGTCTCCACTAAACTGTTCTCGTGAATCTGCCATAACTTATTTCTCCTCATTTAAAATGCAAGAGCTATCTGCTTCTTGCTTTTTGGGCACGAGCTTTTTCTCGTTCCCGTTCTTCTTCTAAATGTTGAAGTAATAATTTAATGTAAATTTCCCTTTCCCATGGCATCATGTCATCTAACTCTCTAAGAGAGTAGCCATGATGTTGCATCATTTGAAAGTTTGTGTTTAAATAGTTTATTAGACTATCATGAGAAAGGGCTACTAGAAAAAACTTTGTAAACCTACTAATTCAGTTCTAATTTCCTTTCCACACACTTTACATTCTGTTTCGACTTCCTTCTTCAATACTGGTATGCCTTGAAAAAATGCAGTTAACAATTCTAATTGAGTCATTGTTAGTGTCTCAACAAATTCGTTTAGTTCATTTGTAGAACTATCTCGAACTGTGTAGACCTCTTCCTCATCAAATATTGTCACCATACATTGCTTCAGCATTTCAATAGTTTGAGCTCCTCCCTCAAGGTGTTGTGTTGCTTCTACATCACTTATCCTTGGGTATCTTAACTCAATTCCTAATTCATCACTAATCATAATTTTGTGTTCAGGTTCGTCTCCTACTACTTCCACATCATCTAAATTAACAACTGCCTCTCCATTCCCTCCTTCACATTTGGGGTCGTGGCAAGACAAGGTTACTGTTGCTGTTTCTCCTACCGATACTGATCGAACTTTAAGGAACAAATATTCCATGTCGATAACAGGTAACTGTTTGGATTTAACCTTTCCGAAAGTTACTGCTTCGATAAGGTCTTGCACTGCAACAAACATTGCTTCATCCTTTTCTTGTTCCTGAGCAAGCATTAATACTTTTTGCTCTTTAACTAGAAATGGTCGAAACTCCACTTCTGAACCGTCACTTGGAAGTATGCATTTATACTTCGGTGCGGTCTGCTTTGGTAAAGCCATAATATACCTCTTTATGTGGTGTTAGAATTAACCTCCACCACGCCTTTTATTAGTCACATAATTAGAGTTAAAGCTTCCACCTATATCTCTGCTTATGTTACTACCACGGGTTATTGCAGTGTCAAGTTGACCTAGTCTCCTTCCCATTGCACCCGCTTTCTTATTAAACCTTCCAGCAACCTTGAGTCCTTCAAGAACTGCATCAAAGATTTTCCTCCCTTTATTTAGTCCACTTATCTCAAAGTTTCCGTCCATAGGTTGGTTCATTTTTACTTCTGTTTCTATTGGTAAGTATTCAACTGTCCACCACTTGTATCCTAAATCAAATGAAAACTGCATAACTTCATCATTTGAACTCATTTCTAATGAAATATCATCTATACCTTGTGGATATACATCATGAAATGTATATGTCATAGCTGCACTACCATCTCTTCTTAATACATGACATTGTGCTTTACATGGAGCTGCATACTCATCATAGAATCTGAAAATTTGTTTCTCGCCGTCAGAACTTTTACCATAACTTATATCAGTCCATGTATCAACATCTGCTGAATGGACATATCTTAACCACTCTTCTATAATATATCTATCCATAAATGAGGTGTCACAAATATAAGTAAGGGATATGCTTTGACCGTAATCAACATCACCTGTAGGCATGTATCTATGTCTAATATGTTCTGCTGTTTCTATTGACTTGCCCGGCAATGTTGCTGATTGACAGAGTATACTTAAAGTATCTCCGTCAGGTAATTCAAAATCTTTTGGTAGTGTTAAGAATTGAAAAATAAATCTATTTGGTTGTAGAGGTTGGCCGACATATCCCTTAAGAGCATCTATGCCTCTCTTATCGTTAAACTTTCCACTAGATTTTGGTGCTCCACCACCTGTGGCCTTACTTCCTTTTGGCATTAGGAGTTGTCCTCAATATATTGTTTTACTGCGCCGACTGTATGAAGTGTCTCAGCATCTTCATCAGGAATCGAAACATCGAACTCTTCCTCTATTGCCATAACTATCTCAACTATGTTAAGAGAGTCGGCACCTAAGTCATTTACAAAGTTTGATTCGTCTTTTATTGAATCTTGGCTGCAACCAAGTGTTTGTGCTACTATTTTTTCTATCATGTCTTTCCTAAACTTTCTCGGTGAACTATATTTGCATTAAAGTTAGTTCCCTTTGATTTAAATTTATGACTTGGTAGCATAACTACCATGTCCATTGCTTCAGGTTGAACTTCAACAATCCTACTGTTTATATAACCATATTGGTATTGTTTTAAACAGGGTTTTGCCCACCTCAACCTACTAATGCTTTTAATCATAGGGTATCTAACCCTAAAATAAGCTTCCTCGGTTGTCTCGTCTATCTCGATATACTGATACAATGCGTCCATTAGTAATGCTCTGTATTTCGGTGCAATGTAATGTAAATTTGCACCTAGAAAACCAGTTGGATATCTTCTCAAACAAATTGAGAGAGGAAAGTAATCGTAATACTTCAATGTATCTTGCCGTTTAGCATCATACATAAACATATACATTTTACCTAACTCAAATCGAGTGACAAAGTTTTGATTTTCTTTTAACAGCTTATCGGGACTCCTACGGATATCCCTTACATTCTTTTGGAACCATTCTAACGAGTTGAAGGTTTGAGCTTCAATCTCTTCTGGCTTTTGACCAATTATATCTGAAAATAGACTTGCCATATCTATTATTTATGATAATTGTTATACAAAGTAAAGTTTTCTTTGCCAATATATTGCTTTGTTGGGTGGAAGTCACATACATGTTGTAAATCTTCAAAGGTAAAGTGTCCTACAATCCCTATCCCGTGGCCCTCGTATGTTCCATGGGTGAATAAATGTGCTATGCTCTCGTCACATGTTCCTTCGAGTATTGGTTTAACACCTTGGAAGCAATCTATCCCACCAGCAACCTTATCATATAGGTCTTGGCGATATTCTCCGACATGCATTTCTACAATATCTTCAAAGACTGCTGCAAATAAACCTTTATCTGTATGGTGACTGTATCTAGACCACCATTCTTCATAATCTATTTCGGGTTGAGGTAAAATATTCTTAGTATCCCAAACAATGAACTCTTCATTACAGTCAGTATAGGTAATAGCATGAACTCTGAACTGGCCGGGATGGACAAACCATTGAGATTTTCTTAATACCGCTTGAGGACAAGAATAAAGGCCCTCTGTTTGTATGATATTGACTAACCATTGTATCTTAATGCAATGAAACACTTGATTTTCGATTGGTTTCATTAAAAAGTCACTCCACTCTTGGCCTTTAGCTGTTTTTGGGTCAGGATATTCTGTTTTATAGGCATTATCAAGCCATACATAACCATATGCCTCTAAAGGGGTCATTGGTTTGTCGTTATAATACCCTTTAGTCTGAACTATGCCTTCTTTTTGGGCTTCATGCAGTGTTATTATCTTAGGATGGCCGACTTTTGACACTTCTTCGAACTTTTGTTTGACTTCTTCTACTGCTACGGGGTCTCGTTGGTGATAACTAGAAGGTTGCTCACCATTTTCATAGTATTTTACCTTATGTGCGTTTAAATGTATGTGTTCCATTAGTGATATCCCTTAATTTTTAGTTCAACCAGCTTTAAATCGTTAGGAGTATCTACGGAAAGGCCCTCATCTTCGACTTCAACCATTTTAACATCAAATCCGTTCTCAAGATACCTCAACATTTCGATAGATTCGTCAATTTCCAGTTCTCCTAGGGTAAATTTAGGAAAGGCGTCCAGCATACCGCGGTTAAAGGCATATAATCCCAGCTGTTGGTAGTCTGATATAGGTAATCTACTGTAATAAAGCGCATTTTTTGCCTTATCAAACACAACTTTTACAACATTTCTGTCATTTAGTTTATAATCTTGGTCAATTTTAGTATATGCATTTGCAACACCTATATTATTATCGAAATTTTCTATAAGATTGTCTATTGCAGAAGGATTAATCAAGGGTTCGTCTCCTTGAATGTTTACAAAGAGACTACCCTCCAATAATTTCAGAGCGTGAGCGCAACGGTCTGTTCCAGTTCGGCAATCTTCTTCTATTACAATACATGTCATTTGATTCAGTTGACAATAGTCATTAATTCTCATGTCGTCTGTAAGGACAATGACTTGGTCTAAGTGATTAGCAATACTTGCACGGTCATATACCCTTCGTATCATAGGCACACCCGCTATATCTACAAGTGGTTTCCCTTCGAACCGAGTTGATTTCCACCTCGCGGGAATTAACCCAATAACTAAATCAGATTTGTAATCGACTTCAGCGAGTGCTCGCATTTTAATTCTCCAAATCCCCATTCTGCATATTCGAAATGGACACCAGCTCTAACAGCACATTGTAGGTCAGGCATCATGTCTCCAATATAAATTGTGTCTTTAGGGTCAACATTACACATGGCAATAGTGTATAGTAATTGGTCAGGTGCTGGTTTACCACGAAGGCCTTTTTGTGGACAACAGACATAATCAAATTTAGGGAATTTACTTAAGAGTATGTTAGTGGTTTCTTTTGTTTTAGAAGTGCATAGTGCAATCTTATGACCTTGGTCTTTTAATTCGTTTAGAGTTTCATTAACACCCTCATACATAGGAATAGTGTGAATGTTCATTTGAGAATATGTTTTATAGGTGTCATATATCTCTAGGTGTTTATCAAACAATCCTAGTTCACTCATAATGTCAGGGAAGGGTTTACCTATTTGTGCTTTATAATATCGGAATGGGATTTCAATCTCATGTTTCACCCTTACGGCGTCCCATGCATTCTTCATGTTAAGTAGGGAGTTAATAAGAACTCCGTCCAAATCAAATACAAATAATTTACTCATTTTTTTCTTTTACTCTTGGGGACTAGGTGGTCTTCGGTTAGAATTCTGAATCCCATTTTTCTATCTCTACAATAGTCACCAGCTGCTTTAAATTTTGCTTGGTTGATTATATAGGTGATGACTTTATTCCTATATTTTCTTGTTTTCCTTTTAGGTTCTTTAGGTGGTAGACATTGAGCCTTTGGTTTAACCTCAACGATTTCTCTAAGGACTTCACCTTTACTATTTTGATATTTAATATAGAAATCAGGAAAGTATCTATGGACTTTTTTATCTACAGGAGAACGATAAGGAATTATGATTTCTTCACTTCCCCATTCTATAATATTGGGATTATTATCGCAGTAAACCATGAATCTGCGTTCCCATAAAGACCTGTAAAAGATTTTTGTAGGGTCTCCCTTATATTTTTTATAGTTCTTTGGTTTAAACTTACCACTGTATGACATAAATAGATTATAACACCAAATAAAGACTTCTATAGAGATATTTATATGCCAAACATTAATAAATTATTAAACAAAGTAAACCAAGCCTCCCAAGCACTAAAGTCGGCAAAAGGAATCAAAGCAAAGATTCAGCAAGCTGGGTACAAGGGTGGAGTTAATACCGAAGAGGTAGATAAACTCCAAGAACAAGCAGAAGAGAATAGAAGAAAATTAGAAGAACGAAGAGGTAGTTTAGAAAAACAACTATCCAGTGTAAACAAAGCAAACACAGTTGCTAAAAAACCACCTGAACTATCAATGACTGAATTACAATATCCTATGCAAGGTGGGTATGATTATTATGTGGTCTTTGAAACTCGACCAAGAAAGAAAAGGGCTGGTGGAAACTTTCTTTCGAAAGAAACATTCTCTATTGCACTGTATCTCCCCGAGGACATAGTTCAACAATCGACAACTACTTATAAAGCTGAGGGTGTTGGAGCAATAGCAAGAGGAGTTGATAGTGCTTTGAATAAGAAGGAAGGTGAGAAAGTAGACGGCATGTTAGACGAAGCTGGTAATGTGATTAAAGGCTTTATTAATAAACTAGGTGATAGTATGACAGGTGGTATTAGAAACCTTAAAGCAGGTATGGCTTCTAATCCTATGGAAGAACAGTTCCTAGAAGGTATAACTTTTAGAGACCATTCTTTTGAGTGGGAATTTATGCCAAGGAATTCAAAAGAGGCAATAATGGTTCAAAAGATTGTAAACATATTTAGACTTGCAATGTTACCTGATACCTTTGCAGCGGATAAAGAATCTGCAAACGAAAACTTCTTTAACTATCCAAATGTTTTTGATGTTCATATTGAAGGCCCAGAAGGAGGAGTCCAAGATCAAATAGAAGGATTCTTACCTATGGTTTTAAAAGATATGACTGTAAATACCTTTAATGGAAATTCAGAAGGATTGATTTCAGACGGTGAAAAGGTCTGGCCTTTAGCAACTAAAATAGAATTATCGTTTTCTGAAATCAAGATTATGTCTCAAGAAGTTTATAACGAGAAGGTTGGGCCGAAATCAATGAAGGCAAAAGCCAATTCAGTAAGAGGGCCGGGCGGAATGGTAGACTCAACTGGTTCCCCAAGTTTATTAAACGACACCGCGGGAACAGATGACGGTAAACTTTGGGGTCAAGACGGAGGCGGATAATGGCTAAACAATTTTTTAAAAACTTTCCTGAAATGCAATACAAATTGTCTGACGGCAAGATTATTACTATTAAAGATTTCTTTCGTAAATCTGCAATCTCAACTGGGGCCAAAGAAGCCATTGTCGATTACACATACTATGAGTTGGAAGAAGGTGATAGACCTGATGTGGTTGCAACTAAACTTTACGGTAATGGTGACTTACACTGGGTATTCTTTTTAGTAAATGATTGGGCAAATTATTACGACTGGTGGAAAGACCAAGCTACATTTCAAAAATATATGTCCCATAAATATAGAGGGAAGTATGCTGTTGCCAGTGCAAGCACAGACTTAATATCACGGACAGGAGAACCTCCTATAGTAAGTAAATTTCTAATAGGAGAAACAGTAACAGCAACAGATGCAACAGGGATAGTCATTAAACTAGACCCTACCCATAATAGACTAGCAATAGGTGATGTGGTAGGAGATTTTTCTTCAAAGACAATTACAGGTACATCAAGCTTGACAAGGTATGGCCAAGCTGAGTTATACCGACATTCCTTTACACCAACTTCTGTTATAGACATGGTAGATGGAATTGACCATTACTATCTTGGTAATCTTAAGAGAAATAATTTTAAATCAGGATACTTACCAAAAACTCATTGGGAAGCTGAGTTTGAAGCAAATGAAGAGAAGAGAAAAATTAAAATCATCAGACCAGCTATGATTGACAAAGTTGTTACCCAGTTTGAGCAAGTAATGAAGTCATGAGTGGGAATTATGTAGCAGGTGAGTTCTTTATAGATTCCTTCACCTTAATAAATCAATATCAAGAATCGTTAGACATAAGTCAATTATGTTCTAACTTTACTATCTATGAATCCATATACAATAAATTTCTTACTGGGGAAGTGCATATAATAGACGGTCTTAATCTACCAAAAAACTTTAGATTAACAGGACAAGAGTATATCCGAATTGCAATTAGGCAGAAAGAAGGATTAGACGAAAAGTCAGAAGACCAATTCTCAATAGACAAAACTTTTAGAGTATACAAAATAGATAATCTTAACAGAGTCGATGAGTTAACACAAACTTATGTAATGAGAATATGTGACCCTAGAATGTTTTATGCAAGAAGAAAGAGACTAAGCCAAACCCTTCGTGGAAGGTATGATCAAATACTTCAAAATGTTTTAGTAGATGTTGGAAAGTTTAGAGTTGACGAATTTGACGCATGGGAACAAACCATTCCTGAAAACAAACAATTTATTTCCCCTAACTGGTCTGTTGCACAAATAACAGATTACATTGTTAACAATTCACAAACAAGCGAATCACATGCATATAAAAATGGTATGTTCTTTTTTCAAACCATGAACGGTGGGTTTAGATTTCAAAGTATGGACACTATGTGTTCCATGGAATTCCCAATTCCATTTTCCCAGTTTCCTAGAAATACAACGGAAACAGAAACAGAAAATATAAATGCGCCTGATGGTCTTAATACAATGATTGATGTGTATAAGAAACCACAGTTGTTTGATACACTTCAAGCAACGGTTGGTGGTGCATATGCATCTACTTTAAAGGTATATGACCCCATACGAAAATTAGAAGAAGAAAATATCTTTAGTCTAGAGACTGCAATGAAAAAGGGAAATCATGTATCGGGACACATTATGTTAATGACCGATGATATGGAAAGAGTATTAACAGCTGGAGAGATAGTTGATAGAGAAATGTCTCCTTCAATAGATGAAATTGATATAGACCTTCAACCAACTCAAGAATATGATTCATTAATTATTAATGATTATCACAATCAACATTCATTTGATAATGTAGACAAACTATCAGACCCCGAAGTATTTGAAGCAAGGAAATTAAACGATAGTGGAATACTAGAAAGAAGAGCTCTGTTAGAAATATTACAACAACATAGAATGATACTCACCATACCATTAAGAACAGATTTATCTGTTGGTATGATAATCAAATTACTAATACCTACACCTGAAATTATGGGTGAGGGTGATAAGTATGATAAAGTAAATGACGATAGATATCTAATTACTGATATTAAACTGTCAGCTTCACCAGTAGAAAAGGCGGGTATGCTTCATATAGAATGTGTTAAAGAGAGTTATGCAAAGAAAGTAGAAGATGCTAAACCACTTGACGAAGGAACAGGGCCAGAAATAGAACCCGAAGAGGCAGTGTGGTAATGGATTACTTTTACGGAATAGTTGAAGACAGACAAGACCCATTACAAGTGGGTCGCGTGCGCGTGCGCATACACGGGATACATACAGACGAAAAGACTTTAATTGCAACTGCAGACTTACCATGGTGTCAGGTTATCCTTCCAACAACTTCTGCTGGTCTATCAGGAATAGGAACAGGCCATGGACTTGTAGAGGGGTCTACGGTATTTGGATACTTTAGAGACGCTGCAAAACAAGACCCAATAATTCTTGGAACTGCAGCTGGTATACCACAAGTTGGGTATAAAGAATCTATCACAGACGAATTAATAACAAGAGATGTAGAGAAAGGATTTAATGACCCTAGACAATTAACCGTTGACGATTATAAAGATACTTCTGAAATGCCAAACCCAGTTCAGGATTCAAGAAGAGGTTGGGGTCTTACAACTGCAATGGATACCGCACCAGTTAATCCAGCAAAAATTGAAGTCAACTATGACGGAACTGGGTCAACAATAGAGGAAAGAGAATTAACAAAGGAAGACTTACCTTGGTATCCATTATATACAGACAGCTCAGATTACTCACCTTATACAAGAGGAGTCTTTACAGAAGGAGAACTAAAGAAGAAGTCTTCTTTAAACGAATTAATATTATCAACTAAACTTTTATCTGCAACTTCGAAGGACGAAGACGCTGCGACAGCATGGAATGATATTGATACCAGTGCAGTAAAACCAAAGGGTGGACAATACCCTCGTAGTGATGAGAAGTTATGGATAGACACTGTAGCAAAACCAGTATACCCATATAATAAAGTTACAGAAACAGAGAGTGGACATGTATTCGAGGTAGACGATACAAAAGGTGCAGAGAGGATTAACTTATACCATAGGTCAGGAACATTCCATGAGATTCACCCTGATGGAACAGAGTCAACACGAATAGTAAATGATAAATGGGAAGTAATTGCAAAGGACGACAAACTATTTATTGCTGGGAACGCTGACATAACTGTAGAGAAAGGTCATGTCACTATTAATGTCAATACAGGTGATGTTGATATGAAGGTATTGCAAGGTGATGTTAATACAGAGGTTACAAAAGGTGATATGAAAACAACAGTATCAGAAGGAAATGTATGGTTAGATGTGACACTAGGTAATGTTGACGCACAGATAGGCGGAACATTAAATGCAGATGTAGTGGGTAACACTACCTTCACTTCACCTGAAACATTAATGACTACAAACTTAACAGTTGATGGAACAGTTCATATAACTGGTAAACAAACTAACGATTCAACAATTACTGCCCAAGGTGATATTGATACTAAGGCAGGAAATGCTCCAACACTTGCAACTCATACACACAATTACTTTAGTGGAGCGGGTGGTGCTGGTTCAGGAGCTCCAGCAGAAACTAAGAAACCTTCATAGAAAAGATGTTAACGGAGTATAAATAGTATTATGGTCGACTATGTAGTAAACAAAGGTAAAAATGTTGCAGTCAAGGAAGCATATAAAGACCTTGATTTGTTTTTTACCGCACACCCAATAACTGGAGATGTTGCAACTAAGTCTGATTCAGACGCAGTTCGTAGAGCAGTTAGGAATATTGTATTAACAAACTACTATGAGAGACCATTTAAACCAAGTTTAGGTGGAAATGTCAGGGGTCTATTATTTGAATTGGACACCGATAGACAAGTTAGACGGGCTAGAAAACAAATGGCAAAAGCAATTATGATATTTGAGCCTAGAGTTGAAGATGTGAGATGCACATTTCGAGTTGAAGACAATTCTTTAGATGTTACCGTCTACTATAGTATTAAAAATGGTCTAAACAATCAAGAGATTCAATTCACAGTAAATAGGGTACGATAATGGCAGTAAATAGTTCACAAATAAATGTCACTGATTTAGATTTTGATAACATTACAGATAATCTTAAAAACTATCTGAAAGGTCAAGAGGTATTCAGGGACTATAACTTCGA